ATACCCTTTAGATGCTTTGCCACCTTTAGACATACCTTTAGGTTTTGCGCCGCCCATAGCTCCACCTTTTGACATACCTTTAGGTTTTTTACCTCCCATAGGACCGCCTTTAGACATGCCTTTGGGTTTTGGACCACCCGCAGCCCCGCCTTTAGACATACGCTTCATCTTTGTTCCGCCTTTTTTACCGCCTTTGCCGTAACCTTTTGTATCTTTAAACATAATATCTCCTAAGATATAGTAGTTTTTTTTCTACGATTATTCATAACTTTACCACAACCTCTTGCTATAAAGGTAATTTTTTTAACTGGGCCACCTGTACCCATTCTTACTTTTGCTTTTTTGGTATTTGCTACAACAGTTTTACCTTTTCTGCCAGCGGCTTTCTTTTTTCTTGCAGTCTTTGCTCGCTCTGCTTTTGATAAACTTCTAGCTTTTGCTATTGGCAAACAACGGTCTGGATTTTTTTTATTTTTGCTAGTACCACAAGGGCCTTTGATAGAACCATCGGTTCCAATACGAACCCAGTTTTGTTTACGCCACTCTGCTAATTGACTCATAAGTTTAGCCTGATGATCTCATTACAGCTCCAAAACCAGCATTCGCAATACCACCACCAGCATACTTTTTTCTTTTGCTTTTTTTAGCTTTGGATTTTTTTGCGTAGTTTGGATCTTTACAATATTTAGATGCGGCCATATTTGCATATGCGCTTGGATATGTATCAAATGTGCGTTTTGCCCAGGCTTTACCCTCTGGACATATTTTTCCGCCACTCTTTGCTTTTTTTGCCATTATTTTATTCTACCAAATTTTTTTAACAACGCCATTGTCTACGCGACCAGTAATTTGCTTTGGTTCTATCACTACCTAAATTTTTGCTGCGTGCACAATAAGCTTTTCTTTTTTTAGGATTATTCGGATGAGCTCCTAATTTTGGATCGCCAAAAGTTACGCGTTTGATATTACCAGACGCAGGATCGCGAACAAAAACTTCTCTAGTTTTTTTACCAAATCCAGGAGAACCTTTGGAGATTCTCCTAGGTTTATTGAGAGTTACCTTTTTGCCTTTGTACTCGGCCATTAATCGTATTTCTTAATTAATACCAAAATAATATTGTAAGTATCTCCACTAGAATGACTAACTGTTGTAAAATCTATGTCTCCAGTCACTCCGCTGCCTGCATTATTAGGTATAGCGGTAAAATAGTCATAATACTCATCGCCTGTACTGTCAGCAGGCAAACCTGCTAACAATACATTGGTTGAAGCATCAAACTCTATATTTACGCCCATACCTCTTGTCATCCAATAAATACGTGCAACAGAAACTTTGGTGCAAGTTTCACCCCTGTCATTTTTTGCTAACGCAGAAACGTCAACTTTTTTGACAGCGCTTTCGCCTGTTCCATCTGAAACATTAGTAAATTTTAAAACGGCTTGTCTGTTGTCATCCTGTATTGTTTGGGATGTAACTGTATCAGCCATATTTAACTCCTAATATTAAGCGTCAGCAAATGGTGTAACTATAGTTCCTGAACCTAATACTATACCTTCGATATTGTATTTGGCAGATGCCATAGCAGTACATCTAATAACAGAACCTACAAGACCACCTTTGGTTGTACCATTAAAAGTAACGACATCGTTTGATGCGCCCGATAAGAATACTTTACCACTTGCATTATCTTTACCAAGATAAAGACCACCAACAAACTTATCTGTACCATCAGTCAAGATGTCCATATCAGTAGCTGCGGTTTCAATTACAAAAGTAAAAGTAGCGCCTAGGTTATTTAATTGATTTGGGTCATCGTCGCTGCCAGGTGCAGTAGCAACAATACTTGGTAAAGTGAATTTACCATCTGCATCATTACAAAGTAATACTTTGCCTGCATGTGAGTCAACGGTTAAAGTAGTATCAGCTGTTAAGCTAACAACACTAGCGTTACCCGATGTAATAAAACCAGATAAGGATCTAACTGGTCCTGAGAAAGTTGATTTAGCCATATTTTTCTCCTAACTAAATTTGTTGCCCCATCTTTGGAGTAAGTCTGCCGAGCCAGTTGGTGCAACGATTAATCTCGGTTTAATTGATTGTAAGTGAAATATTAGAAAAAAGAAAGGGAGCCGAAGCTCCCTTAGAGGAGTAATCTCTAGGTTAAGCCCCTTGAGATCCAAATACGCATCTGTAGTTTGAGAAACCAAAAGAGTATCTCTCTCTAGCTTTGTAGCGCATGTTACCTGTGTCGAAGTCACCTTCCAATGAAGTAGTCATTGGGGATCTTTCAAAATGCTTGAAGCCATCTGGACAGTCAGTTTTCAAGAAGAAAGCATCAGTATCTGTCAGATAGTGGTTTACCACATATCCTTGAGGAATCATGCCTTGATTTCTAATTGAGTTGATGTCGTTGTCAGATGTTCCAACTCTTCCAGGTGTTTGCAATAATCTGTCAGCAACAAATTGTAATGCAGGTGGTACGATTAATTTCATACCTTGTAATGCAATTACCATGTTTCTGTCATCAACAAAAGTTGATATAGAGATTAACGCATCTTCCAAAGAAGTTTCATTCAGATCAGTGAATGTTGAAGGCCTGTTACTTAGTGTGCCACCACCACCAAGAGGGTGATCTGTAGCAATAAGTGGTTTGCCGTCTCCGCCATTAAAATCTGTTGAAAACGCATTGTTTAGAATTGAAGCAGCTTTTATTTGCTTCGTATTCGCCATAGATCTAGCCAAGGCTTTTGTGTACCTTGAACCAAGTCTATCGTAAAGGTTATCTTCGACTGCTTCTTCAGTTAGAGAGAAAGCAAGACTGACAGTTTCGTGTGTGTAACGCGATGTATAACCCTCAGTTGAGTTATCAAATGTTACGCCTGCACCTTCAGATTTTGTTGGTGCATTACCGAAACCTACAATCATTACTTCTTCTTCAAACGCTCTGTCTGAAGTTTCAGTCTCGAAGATTTCTTCGTGTTCAGAATCGTAACGAGCATATTCCATGCCAAATAGGGCATTCAATCCTGGTTCCAATTCTTTAGCTAATTGAGCTCTGTTAATTGCCATGATTTATTACCTCTATGCTAAGCCAGCGCCTTTTACGCCCATTATGTGATTTTGAATTACCACCAACACATTTGTATTCGCTGAGCCTACGTCTGAATTATCAGGTTCTTGTGATATATCAATAGCCTTCAGCGGTAAATTTGTGTTAGTAGCCCCTGTGGTGACATCTAATTCTGCACCTGATTGTCCAGTAATGGTACTTCCTGAATTTGTGTAAACAATATCAAAGTTACCGAATAAATCAGCAACTGGGAAAGTATCATCAGCTTGGATTTCAAATACAACATTAGGATCGTCAACTACAAAAGCAATTATGTCTGAAGCATTGGTGCTCGCTGGATAGTGAGCGCTAAAGACTTGTTCGCTTGTTGTAGGATCGGTATATTGACACCCTTGAAAAACTCCAACTATTGGAACAGTTCCACCATCAGCGTGAATTTCCACAGTTCCACCAGTAACTTGCGCTACCATGTCTCCTGTGAAAATGCTTGTTCCATAGTTAGCAGCGATTCTATATCTGTTTGTTCCGCCAGAATGTGGAGCGCCGCTAAGTTTTTTTACAGGTCTCATACCGAATGAAGCATCTTTATTTGCCATTTTATTTACCTATATTAAAAATTTTATTAAGTAGAAAAAAAGATTAATCTCTTTTACCACCACCAAAAGTAACGCTTGAACTTCTCTGAGGTTTCATAATCGGAGAAGATGGGTCGGATTCCTTCATCAAATCATTGTCAATTGCTTCTTGTTGCAATTGGGCACGGTTAGAAAAGTAAGCGTTTCTTTCTTCTCGTGTTTCATTTGGAATCTTTGCCAAAAGCAAACCACCCACAGCGACAACACCTTCATGCTTGCCATCGTCCATCGTTGGAAGTTCAAAGTCTCCAATCTCTTCTTTACGCACCAGTTCAAAACCTTCACGTAATCTCGACATTACATTCTTTTTATCTTCCTGACCGACAATTTCGGCTCTAATCCACCTGTAGGAAAAACCTTCAGGGGCTGGTGGTGTCTCCAACATAGAGGGGGGACGCCAAGGTTTGCGAGCTTCACTTGTGGCTCGAGTATCAGCAGAACGTGCAGTTCTGTCATTGGATTTTATATTTTCTTCTGTCATATTTTATCCTTTTAAATGTTTTGCGTACTCTTTAAGAGGTACGTTTAATCTTTTTGCCATCTCAACCTGACTTTTGGTTAATCTGACTTGTTTTCTTCCTTTTGAGTTTGTTGTTCTACCAGCAGGTGCAACAGTCTGTTGTATCTTGCTAGTTTCTACGCCTCCGCCGTTTGCAAACTTATGCGGAAACTCTGCTCTCATTTGTTTGTCTATCTCATCATAATACATAGAATCTTCAGGATCAAACCCTTGCTCTAAAAGTTTATTATGAATATTGAAAGCAACCAAAGTCATTGGTTCATCAGAACCAAACCATTCATTCTTTTGGGCCCACTCTTCTGCCTTTGGATCGGGATCTACCCTTTGTTGTGGCTGTTCTAACGGGTTTGGTATAACTTGTTGATTTTGCTCTTCTACGGCTGGAGCTTGCATTTTAGTAAACTGCAATTTGCTTTCTTCAACAGTTATTTTATCTAAAATTTCTTGCGCCTTAGTAACTTTGTCCCAATCTTGCTCTTGATAAGCACTTTTTAGCACGTTGTTAGCTTGAGCTCTTTGTGATTTTAGCCTGTTTTCAGCCTCAGTTTGATAATTGGTATTTAACTGAGTGGTATTTTCTTTTAACTTTACGTTTTCATCTTGTAAAGATTTTGCATAAGCATAGGCAGATTCTGCTGCCCTTTCTTGCTCGCGCATTTTTTTTGTCAGAGTAGCAATTCTTTTTTGGACATTTTTTGAATAGTCCTCTAATTCATCTTTGCTTTCCTCAGTTTCGGGTTCTTTGGCAGTCTCTTCGACCACCTCTTCTTCTACTGGGGACTCGTCTACAACTTTTGGCTCGGTTTCTTCTTGTTCAAGATCAACAACCTCACCCTCTTCTATTTGCTCTTCAGCTTTTACGTTTTCTTCTAGCATAAGTTATCCTATGTTAAAGCGTGACTATGTCATCGGGATCGTGAATGGTCGCGATAACTTCATCATCGTTAATAATACGGCACTCAGCGTCATCGCCTAATTTAAAACGTGCGCCTGCATACCTGCCAATTAATACCCATTGTTTTTCTTCACACCAAGGGGTATCACCAAATTTAGCGACATCTTTGTAGCACAGAGGTCCCATTTTAACCACATATGCAACAACCGAGGCTAGAGCCTCTCTGTCTACTGTATCTTTAACTAACTGAATCCCACCTTTAGACACGCCTTTGCCACGATAAGGCAAAATTAAAATACGCCAACCAGTAGGGCTTGGCATTCTTTCAATTAAAGATTTATCTATTAAAGATGGATCTAAAACGCGATCTGCGGGTGATACAAAAGCCTCTCCAACTTCGGATTGTGCTTTTTCTTTTTTGGCCTCGGCCTCGACTTCTTGAGCGATATGCTCAGGGACTAGAACTTTTTTCTCCGTCATTTTCTACAATTTTCTCCAGCAATTCTCTAAATTCATTTTCTACGTCGACGAGAGAATTGTAACGTCCACGTAGGTATTGGTATTGATCGTAAGACTCAACACCATTAAGCAGTTGAGCTTGAGTATCTTCTTTTTTTTCGTCTAGCTTTTTTTTTAATTTTTCAGCCAGCCAAATTACAGACATTAATAAATGCCTGAGAATTTACCACCAAACTCGGCAGCACCCATACCACGGGCTTTGCCCTTACCCATACCAGGCTTTGCTTTATTGCTGACACTAACAGATTCTGTTTTGCCAAAATCAACATCGCCTTTGTTTGCGTAAGATTGTTTTTTTATAACTTTTGGGTCTTTTTGTTTTTGCATAATTGTATTATTTAAGTTGACTTAAACCTAAGTCAATTAATTTTAGTTCTTTTTGTTGGTCAAGTCTATCTTTTGTAGTTTCGTCTTTCATAACCGCAATATCGCGTTGCGCATCTATACGCTCTCGATCAATAGCATCTTGTCTAGCTTTTTCCTCAGCTCTGATTTGTTCTTTGATTTGGAACTGGTCACGTTCTTGTTGTAATTCTTGACCTTTGAGAGCCAGCTCTTGTTTTCTAATTGAAACCAAAGGATCTTCTTGCGGCGGCGTGGCTACCTGCTGAGCAAACTGCATCATCAGTTCGTTCATAATAGGCGCACTAAACTGCGCTAAAATAGAATTGGCTTGTTGAGTTAGCTGACTGGCCTCGACAGGACTGACTGCTTGGCTTTGTTGCATCAAACCTTGATATTGTTGCAAGGCTTCGGGTGGCATTTGTTGTTGCGCAATAATGTCAGCTTTCATTTGTAAGTGTTGCATGATATGTGCATAGATGTTGGCTTGGATTTGAGCGTTCATCTGGACAGGTTGCATATTCAACAAATTGACATGCACCGCTATATGGGCGTCATGGTCTTGGTTGGGGAAAGCTTGCGCTACTCCGCCTGCTAACAATACAGAATTTTCAAACCCAGCCTCGACTGGTTTTGGCTCTGTATCTGGGGGAGGGATAAGCAGAGCGTCTATATTTTCAGCACCCAAAGCAGCATACATTCGACGATAAGCTTCGTAAGTTCCATTCGGCCCATGTATTTGCGGATTAGATTGGACCAACTGCATCATTTCTTGCGCCATGATTATGCGTTGGCTGGTTGAAAATATATCGGGATTACTGACAGGCAATACATCTACTCTGTCATCAAAATCTGCTTGTTTGATTGCCATCTGTCCGTTGGCTGTCATGTATGGATATTCTGGGGGTAAGCTCTTAGCAAATATATCAGCTAATATTTTGAACTCTTTTTTCTGACTGGCATGCAGTCTTTTGTGAATGGCAGATAAAACTTTGGTGGATCTTTCAAGCAAAGCCAAGGTGGTGCCAACAGGTGCCTGCGAGTTGCCATCGCCTACATTTATTTCAGCAATAGAAGCAAATCTTTGCCCGCTTTGAACTAACAGGCCAAGTAAATTCAGCAAAGTGCCACTTGGTTCTTTAAAAGGTAATGGCTGAATGGCATCGCGTAAACTACCCGCGGGCGCATCCACATCTCTAAATTCGCCTGGTTGAATAGGGGAATCTTCATCTCTTATACGTATGCCTCTGGTTTTAAAACCAGCAGGCAAGTTGGATAAAGTTCCAGCATCTATCAACTGGCGGACAATAGAGGTGGATGCCTTTGATAAACCACCTATCATATGCGTTAGACCAAAGCCATAAAAACCTAGCCCTGGTAAAAACTTATAATGAACAAAATATTCTATTTTTTCTCTGAGCGGATCGTCTTGACTGTAGTTCCTTCTTATTGCGAGAACTTTGGTAGAATCTGCATCTAGGGTGACGATATATGGCAATTTAACTTCAGTCGGCTCGCCGTTCTCATCGACATCCTCAAAGCCTTCTAAGTCTAAATTACAGTGAACCTCGTATAAATTACATACCTCGCCAGTATCATAGGTTGGTTTGATGCCCTCTAACTTTTCAATTTCTTCACTAACATCTGTATTGACATCAACACTACCTGACGCACTTATTTTTACGTTGCTGTAAAAACCTATCGCTTGTAATTTACGCACATCGTTTTCAGGCATCTTGACCAAATGGGTGATACGCGGACAGGACTCTAAATCAGTGGTGTAGTAAGGCACGATTAAATCTTCAGGGGCAACGAACTTTGATACGGCTCTGCCTGAACCTTCATCGTAATAAACTTTTTTAAACGCAGAACCTGCCAAGGGTAAATAAAACAACATTTGATCGAGATCTTCATCGTACTCTTCCATTACATGAGTGATCTGATAATTCATAAACTCTTTGACCCTTTGCGCTTGCTCCTCAACGGTAGAATCGTATTGACCTACCACTTGCGTTTTGACTGGGCCTTGCGGCGGGAGTAATTCTTTGTAAGCCTGCGCTTGGAACTGAGTTACACTTTCACCAAGTAACGGATGAATCACGCCACTAGCACCCTCAAAAGGTTCAGCCCTATCCTCATCAAACTTCATCCCTAAATATTTGAGTCCATCGGTATAAGTTTTTTCCCAATCTTCGCGGGCTGATTTATCATTTTCAATCGCTTGGGTAAGCTCTGAGTAAATTTGCATGAGTTGGTCATCTGAAACTACCTCGGCTAAGTTTTCACCAAAGCCTAAGCTTGGCATGTCCATATCTTCTGGGCCAAGTAAAACTGAGCCATCGTCTTGCATGGTCACTTCATCTTCGGTTAGGGCTTCAAGGGTTTCAATAATAGCGCCGTCTATCTCATCGTCGTTTTGCATTTTGGTTACATCTTCAACGATGGGTTCGGGGGTATTTTTTTCTATTGCCATTAGTAATAAACTCTCTGTCTTGCTTGCATTTGCTCATCTTCATAATCGTTCTCCAGATAAACAAAACCGCCTTGTCTAAATCTCATTAGGGCTTGCGTCATAGTATCACATAAATCATCGTTAGCTCCAAATGGAAAAGACGCACACTCCTCAATCATATCCTCGGCAAACACTCGAGTTGGCGCCCATACCATACCTGCCTCAAATATTGGCGCAACCGAGTGCATGCGAGAATGTTTATCGTGACCGCGAGTCGGCGAGTAATTGACCACGGGTATGCCCATTCGTCTAAGTTCATGGGTCAGCGGCGTACCACTGGCTTTGGCTTCAATTAAAACCATATCAGTTTCCCAATACCGATACTCGCGCATGGCTATTTCTTTAAGCTCTGGAAAGTCCCATCTACCCTTTTGACAATCTAATAAAATAACTGAGTCGGGCGAATCTTCACTGGGACGAAAAACTCCCCAAGTTGAAATGGCTGAGTAGTCAGCGGTTTCTTTTCTTGAAAAAGCAGTATCGTAAGACTGCATAATATATTTTACAGCAGGCAAGTTTTCAGACTCCCAGCGTTGCCACCAATCGCGCTTGATAATCGCGCCTTCTTCAGAGGTTGGTTCTTGCATCCATTGAGCGTTCCATTTGATGCCAGGCAAAGAGGCTTTGACTTTTAAAAGTTCGTCCTGCGACCAAAACTCGGGCCATAAAGGATTCTCAGTTTCAGGAAAAATAGCAGGAAACTCTATTACCTCCCATTGATCTGCTAGTGGTTCTTTTTGCGATTGTAAAAGTTTGGCAGTCAAATCAATCGTACTCCAA